TCAAAGCTATGGACTACGTCACGGATTTCGACAACTGGACGGAGTCAGACGATCCAGTATATGTGAAAGTAGGATCAGAGATCGAGATCGACGGACGTACATACGTCTGCAAAGAGTACGTTACAGATCCAGACGCTGACAACGAGTGCGAAGGTTGCGCGTTCGCTGATCTTCGTTTCTGTCCGAATCTTGCTTGCTCTGACGAAGATCGCAAAGACAAGAAAAGTGTTCTGTTCGTAGAGAAGGGGGGTGCAGTATGAAGTTGTTCAGTCAGAATCCAGACTTCTATCCCACACCAGAGCGCGTGATTGCGCAGATGCTCATGGGGGAAGACATCATCGGGAAACGCGTCTTAGAGCCAAGTGCAGGAAGCGGAAACATAGTCCGTTGGTTGAAGCGCAACGGAGCGCAGGACGTGATCGCATGCGAGAAAGATCCGCACTTGCGCAAGCTTCTGGACGGACAGTGCAGACTGATCGCAGAAGACTTCCTGCAAGTGTCAGCAGACGAAGTCAGTCACGTTGACTACATCGTCATGAATCCACCTTTCAGCAGAGGTGCGGAACACATCTTGCACGCTTACGAGATCGCGCCAGACAACTGTACGATCATCGCTCTCTGCAACACAAGCAATCTATCTGGACGCAGTTACAGCAGAACGAACAACGTTCTTGCAGAGACAGTGAAGCTTCACGGATCTCGCGAAGATCTCGGCTGCTGCTTCGAAGATGACGCAGAACGAACGACACGCGTAGAAGTGTCGCTGCTGAAACTCTACAAGCAAGGATCTGGAGACAGCGAGTTCGCTGACTACTTCTTCTCTGCATACGACGAAGACGATCTCTCTGGATCTGGGAAAGAAGGTCTCATGTCCTATAACTTCGTTCGCGACATCGTCAATCGCTACGTGTCCGCTGTGAAGCTGTTTGACAGTGTTCTCGCTGCTTCTAAGGAGATCAACGATCTCGCGGACTTCTACGACTTCAAGACTGTCACTGATCCGACAACTGGCGAGAGTAAGCAGGAACGCGTCAGCTATGGATCTGTGCCAGTCCGCTTTGGTGCGATCGTAGTCAAGGATGACGAACGACTTGCAAGCGAAGGAACAGCGATCACACATGATCAGTACAAGAAAGCGTTGCAGAAGCACTACTGGAAGATCATCTTCTCAAAGCTTCACATGGAAAAGTACGCTACTGCACAGCTACGCGATCAGATCAATAAGTTCGTAGAACAGCAGACGAACGTTCCGTTCACGATGAAGAATATTTATCGCGTCATCGACATCGTGATCCAGACGAACGGACAGCGCATGCAGCGAGCACTGACGGAAGCTTTCGACACGATCTGTTCATTCAGTGCAGAGAATTCCACTGCGGGCGAGACATGGAAGACGAACGCGAACTACATGGTAAATCGTAAGTTCATCGTTCCCTACATCGTGTCCGTAGGTTGGAACTGTACGTTCGAAGTCGATTACAGCGACTACGTTCATCGGAAATGCGAAATGATCGAAGATGTAGTCAAAGCACTCTGCACGATCACTGGACGCGACTACGACACGATCGGATCACTCCGACGCTTCATCTATAACAATCGCGACAAGATCAAGTTCGGACAGTGGTTCGAATGGGGATTCTTCCGCTGCAAGGGATTCAAGAAGGGAACTATGCACTTCGAGTTCATCGACGAAGATGTCTGGTACAAGTTCAACTACGAGTGCGCACGTCTTCGCGGTTGGAATCTTCCAAAGAAGACACAGAAGACTCGCAGGACAAAGAAGACAGCATGACAGCAGGACGCAGGGAATCCAGACGGACGGATCTCCCTGCATGCTGTTTTGTAAAAGAACACGAAAATCCCACGTCAAAAACAAAAAAAGTTCTCAAAATATTTGCATATTTCAGTTATTTGCAATATATTTGCAGCAAGTTTAACAAACAATCAAAGCAATATGAGTACAAAGTCATTCACAATCACAGAGATCTTAGAAGATCGTCAGCGCGTCCACGATGCCGCTTCTACAGAAGTCAAGAAGCAGATGTGTGCAAAGTATGGAATCACGTCGAACAAGACAAAGGAGATCGAGAAAGCTATTCTCGCGATCGGTCTTGAACTCCACAAGCAGAACACTACGTTCACAGTGACGGAAGACGTTCGCGTCTTCGATCTGTACTGGAATCGTCCAGAGTCAGCACAGAAGATCCGCGAAGCGTTCGCAGACGAATCAGACTCCTTCATCCGCTTCTACACAGAGCGTCTTCGCAAGCTGTACGAACAGAATCATCTTCGCGCACGTTGGACGCTGCGTCCGATCTCCTATCTCACGCAGATCTTGAACGAGCGCACAACGGACAACACAGAGCGCGACGCGCTCGCACTCGCGCTTGACGTACAGATGAAGGATTTTCACGATCGCTTCATCAAAGCACATCTGGACTATGCGAACTGGAAGTTCGATCACATGTTCCAGAAGTACGCAGAGATCAAGTCAACGCGTGACATCATCTTGAAGCTGAATGTTTCGGATCAGAAGGAAGTCGAGCGTCTGCACAAGATGATCTCTACATTCCGCGTCGAGTCCAGAGACTTCGATAAGGACTACTACATCGAGCGCGTTCGCAGAGACTTCGAAGCAGAGTATCTTCGCTGTCTTCTGATGATCGCTGACAGAGTGCTGACAGCTAAGATGAACACGAAGCAGATCAGCGTCCAGAACGTCAGCAGCAGCGACGCGAAAGCATTCGACATCTACGTCAAAGACGATAAGCGCACGATGCACGCACGTTCGATCTGGTGCGCAGAGTACAGCGAGATCGTGACACCTCACTGGCGATTCATCATCACGAACGCATAAGTTATCATCAGTCAATAAACAACGCGTCAGGCGCAAGGGAAACAGCGTCTGGCGCACTTAAAACAACATACAGCATGGCAACACTACAAGCACTTATCGAAGACTTCAACGCAAGCGTCGAAGCAGTAAAGAACGAAAGACAGAAGCAGCGAAAGATCCTGCAAGAAGTAACGGATCGCTTCTGTGATCACAAAGTAGGGCAGAAAGCGACGATCGAACGGAACGGACGTACTGTCACGATCGTCTGCAAGCGTATCAAGACAGACATATTCAGCGGAAAAGCATTGTTCTCTTACGACTTCAAGCAGTTGAAGAAAGACGGAACACTCTCGCGGAATGACATCTATGTCTACAATCAAGAAATCAACTGGATCGACGAATACATGCAAGTATGAGCACAATAAAGATTCAACACACTCACGTCTTTGAGTTTCGCGAGGGTGGCGACTGCGACAAATGCGACATGCGCGACTACTGTTTCGAAGCATTTGATCAAGAATGTGACGAAGGAACTCTGGGATATTACGAAGAAGTAGATGAAGAAATAAATCAGATAGAAGATGAAACAGAGACAACAGAAAGTCTATCATGTGGAACTCGCTGATCCGCGAGGAAACGAGCCGAAGCACAGCTATTTCGGATCGCAAGCTGCGATCTTCCAGACGTTCGGAAATGAGCGTCTGGGGATCTCATATCGATCACTCTCGAACAACTACAACTTGCAGGAACGAGAATATTCGAATCGGCACTGCACAATTCGCATGGGATATTTGCAAGTGTCAAGAAAAAACCGTAACTTTGCACCCACAATCAAAGCAATATGAGTATGATGACAACAGTAAACAAGAACAAGCATCTTTTCGGTGCTATCATAGGCGACATCGTAGGCAGCGTCTATGAGTTCAGCAGACAGAAGTCCTACGACTTCGATTTCTTCTCGTATGGATGCAACATCACTGATGACACGATCCTTACATGCGCGACAGCAGAAGCGATCCTTAGAAACGGAAACATCGTTGACACGCAGGACTTCGCGAACGAGTACTACGACTTTGCGAAAGAGTTTCCGCACCCTATGGGCGACTATGGCGCAGGATTCTCTACATGGGTCTACGACGGAACGATGCGCCCCTACAACTCACTCGGCAACGGTGCTCCGATGCGTGTCTCTCCCTGCGCGTATTTCAGTGCGTACATCAATCGCTGTCTGGAAGTCGCTACGATGTCAGCGTCAGCGACACACAATCACTGGCAGGCGATCCGCGCTGTGCAGTGCGTAACATTCGCGATCTACGAACTGCGTCACGGAACGTCAGTCAAAGATCTGATACAAAAGATCTATCAGCAGTACGAGTACGGAATGATAAGACTCTGCACGAAAGATCAGAAAGCATACGATCTCTTTCAGCAGAAGTACGAATACACAGAGCACAGCGAAAAGACAGTGATCGGTGCTCTCATTTGCGCTCTCTCTGCGACTTCATTCGAAGACGCGATCAGACGCGCTGTCTCTCTCGGTGGCGACGCAGACACACTCGCTGCGATCGCAGGATCAATCGCAGAAGCACGCTTCGAGATTCCAGACGCTATGATCGACGTAGCGAAGCAGAAACTCCCGAAGAAGCTGCTTGACATTGTGACGGAATTCAACGAAACAATCGCATTATGATCACAGTACAAGAAAAGCAGAAGAAAGCGCAGGAAGTAGCAAGTTCATACGGCTACGACTACGTGAAGTTCGTCAAGAACATCGGCAACGTGTCCGTTTATCGCGGAATGACTCATGAAGAAAAGATGTTAGGACTTCCGCTGTTCATAGAGATCGATGACAACGGCAACGTCATCGAACAGCAGAGTCTTGAATATATGGAACTAATAGAAGACGAAGAAAATGAAGAAAAGTGATATTATTGCACTGTGTCGCTACTACAAAGGAGAGACACAGAATCCGTTCGAGAATAAGGATCAGAACAAGACATTGCTCTGGATCTACGAACAAATCTGGGTTGAAGACATGCAGAACGACAACTGTACGTTCACGGATCTTCTGACAGACTATCTGGACGCAGGACTGCGAGACTTCTGCAAGACGGATGACACTCCGATCACGCTGAAAGCTTTGCTGTTCAATCGCTTCTGCAAGATGCAGGATCGCACAGATCCAGAAGCTTTCAAAGAGTTCTATCAGAAGTACTACTCATAGAGACAAAGAAGCGGAAAGTTCGATTGCTTTCCGCTTCTTTTTTTGTGATCAATCGAAGATCGCGTGCCAACCACCGTCATTCTCGTACTTGCTGATCGTGCGAGCGTCTTGTTCGATGATTTCGAGATCGATGTACCACTTGCTGTCAGACGGATTCCATTCAGCTTTGATGATTCTGAACTTCGTTCCGCGTTGCAGCAGGACTTCATTCTCATTCAGTCTCGTAGGCTTCGAAACTCCGTCCCACGACTTCTTGTATTGTCCGTACTCACTGAACGGCTCACAGTACATCATGCGAGTTCCCTTCGGTGCGTAGATATTCAGACAGACTGGCTTATATCCGAACGATGTTCGCTTACAAGATCCGCAAGACACGAACGAGTCATCAGTTCCGATCATTCCGACAAGCTTACTGGGATCGCCCTTGAACGAATCCAGATTGATGCCGAAGCGATAGTCCATGAATGCAGAGATCTCGTCTCGCTTGATCCAGACATCTTGATCTACGCTGCTGCGTGCAAGCGCGTTCGTGATAGCTTCAACGTCCTTTTCGACAGTAGAGAGTGCTTTTCTGGACGGATAGTAGCGATAGCCTTTGATTCCGCGAAGCGTCTCTGTGCAGTACGCAGATCCTTCCGTGTAGTTCCAGATTCCGTGTTTCTCCGTCGCTGACATCGTCTTCCACTGTTCGGCAGTGAAGTTGAAGAAGTAGTCGAGTGCTTCGTTCGCGTCGATATGCCAGAGCGCGAGATCCTTGCGTGCTGCGCTGTAAACGTCATCAAGATTCTCTCCGAGTTTAGTCCAGATCGCGCGTGTCTTCGTAACGTCCTTTGCATCGATCGCGTCTTTGAGTTCGACGTATAGCTGCTGCTGTGTCTTCGTAAGCTTGCGCTTACCTCCGAGTGCTTCTGCCATGCGTTTCGCTTGCAGGCGCGTTGACATGTCGATATATTCGTCATCAGTGAGCGTTCTGTTAAGCACGGACTGTTCGACCTTCATGACAGCGTTCGCTGCTGATTTCTTCGCTGCTGTGCGTGCTGCACGCTGTTCAAGCTGCTGCTTGATCTTCTTCGCTTCGTCAAGATACGTCTGTGCTTGCAGCTTGTTTCCAGTGTGTACTGCATCGTTGTACTTCGCGAGAGCGTCAACGAACTTCGAAGACTTAGTCTTGTAGCCGACGATCTGGACGTACTCTGTATCAAGCTTGTTCCAGAAGATCTTGTCCTTAACTTCCTGCAACTTGTTCGTATATGCGATCTGTGAGATCTTCCATGTCGGATATTGTTTCGCGCCTGCTTTGTACTTCGACGGATCAGCGACAAACTTGATTTCGAATTCAAGCTTCTTGACTTGTTCGTCGAGTGACAGAGTCTTCCACGCGTCAAGCTTGACTTGAATAGCTTGATAAGCGTCACGCAGATCTCCGATAGTGAACTGACTGTGCCAGTACTTCGCGTCTGGAATGAGATCTTCCAGTTTCGCAAGATCTCTGTTGATCGATGCGATCTTCTTCGCGAGATCCTTGACTGCGATCTGCTGCTTGACGTAGTTCTGTGAATCGACAAGTGCTTGCAGACGCTTGATCTCTCCTTGCAGTTCTGGATAGTCCTGCGCTACGTTCAGCACGTTCTTTGAAGTCTTCTCGATCAGAGCGTAGCGTGCGCGTCTCTCTGCGAGTCGTTGCAGGATCGCTGCTTCGTCTCTGTTCGCATGACGGATCTGACGCGCTCTCTCGATAGGATCGACGTAGTTCTCTGCTTCCTTGACAAGCGGACTGACGCGTTGAATGTTGATCAGCTTGTTATTGATGCGGAAGTACTGATAGCCGTACTTAGGCGACACGTCCTTGCTGTACTTCTCGAACTCTTTGAGACTGTTGAAGACTTCGTTCGTCTGCGGGTCGTAGAAGTATATCTTGCCTTTCTCCTTGACCATGTTGAACGTGTGACCAGACTTGCCGCCCTTCCAACGACATTCGATCTGGAATACTCCGTCTTCGCCAGAAGCGACATCGTTCCAGATCTCCGATGCTTTCTTTGCACTGCGCCAGTGAGTGACAAGCTTTCCGTCTGCTGTGCGCCATGCTTCGTTGTAATGATGACAGAGATACTCGAAGTCTTTTCCTTTGAACGCTTTCGCTTCGATGTTGAATCCCATGCGTCGCAGTTCGTACACTGGCGCACACGTCTGACAGTTGATCGTGTAAGGCTTGTCGCGCTTTTCATCCCACTTAGGATTGAGCGACAGCTTGCGTCCAGTAGCTTTCTCCAAGTACTTTCCGTTTGGATCGTAGACGTATTTCTTCTTGTAGTGCGGATTGACGCGCATAGTGTCAGCCTGCTCATGAGTCATCCTGCGTCCTTTCTTCACTCCGACAGCTTTCTCAAACTCGCGTAAGTTCGCTTTCTGTTCTGCTGTGAATCCTTCCCAGACGATTGCATCCCACTTCTGCTGTGTCTGGACTCCTTGCATTGCTCTCTGGAACGTCAGAGCGATGTTCTGCGTGTTTCCAGACTGGATCGATGACTGCAAGCTGTCTATACGTGTCTGCAAAGCAGGACTGATCTCGATGTCGGACTGCTTGATCGCGTTCTGGACTTGCTGCATCTTGCGCTCGTTCCAACGCTGCTGAATAGCTGCTGCGTCTCTGGACGCGTGACGCTCCTTCGCGATCTGCCAGACATCTTTCGGCTTGTTCTGGATCACAAGTCCTTTGCTGATGTCTCCGTCAACGTAGTTCTGTGCTATGAAGTACGGCTTCACTGCTGCTGCGTTGATGCGATCCGTGTTCGCTGCGATCCATTTCTTGAAGTTGTCTGGAACGTCCTTGATTTCCTGCGCCTGCATGTCAACAGTACGCGGATCGTTGCCGTTTAGGATCGCTTTCTGCATAGCGATGAAGTCATTCTCCTTTGCGAGTATAGGAACGACGTAGCAGAGACAGTGCGGATGCCAACCAGTGAACTTGAAGCCTTTCGGGTACTTTCCTGCCAGTAAGTCGCAGATGTCGCCCTTCGGCATTCTCACTTCATGCTGTGCTGACTTCTTGACTTCGAATCCGATGACGAAGTCCATGCGCTCCCAACGATCTTCGTCTGCTGTGCGATACGCTGCGTTCGTCTCTGTGCGTGTCAGACGCATAGCGTTCTTGTAACTGCTGCGATAGACACCGCGTCCAGTATGGAACGCTTTCGCATTCTCCGACAGATGCAGCTTTCCGTCAGATCCTTTGACTCGACGGAAAAGCTTGTCTGGATCTTTGAGATACTTGCGGACTTCGCGTGACATCTGCGCTGCTGACGCGC